GGCGTGCCCAGCACGGGCGTCACCAGCGTCGGGGAGCTGTTCAGCACCACAGAGCCAGTGCCGGTGGAAGTCGTAACTCCGGTGCCGCCCGAAGCCACAGGGAGCGCGGACGCCAGCGTCAGCGACGACAGGTGGGTCACGACGTCGAGGACGTTCGTACCGTTGTTGTAGACCCACATCGTCTTGCCCGCCGGTACGGCGATGCCGGTGCCCGTAGCGTTCTTGACCGTAATAGCGTCGGCGCAGCCGTTGTTGACGACGTAGATTTTCTCGATAGCCGGGACGATCAGGTTCCGTGCGCCCCCCGTCGTACCCGTCAGGTTCAGGCGCATGTGGCGCGCGGTCTGGCTGGTGTTGACGTCAGTGAGGGTCAGAGTGACGTTACCGCTGGCGAACGTCACGTTCGCAGAGCCGACAATCGCTTCTTCCAGCGCCGTCCCGAGGTTGGTGTTGGTGGTGTTACCCCACGTCGACAGGTTCTCACCCGTCGCCATCAGCTGGACCTTGAGGTTGGAGTAGGTACTGGGCATGGTCTATCCCTGCGTCGGGGGCGTTGCGCCTACCCTGCTTGTATCATCGTTTCTTGGATTTTGCAGCCTCTTGCCAAGCGCCTGCAAGCGCCTGCTGCTTCGCGCCGCATTCACCGTAGCGCGCGATCATGGCCCCCTCCCACTGCGCCCTGTCAGGATCAATCAGCGGGTCCGGCGGCTCCGGTAGCAGAGGGCACGGGCTGGACAGGTTTGCCGGAGGCTGCGGCATTGGCGTCAGAAACGGCAGATGCGAGCACGCCGCGCAGAACGGCAGGAGGATCACACTCAGCAGGGGGCGAAGGCACGGCACGGAAAATCTCCCGAATGGTGTTGGTGCGGACCCCCTCGTTGGTGTCCAGCGTAGCACGAAGGTCCTCGAACTCCCGGCTCTTCTCGTCGATGACACCCTGCTGCCGTCCAAGCTCTTTAGCGACGGCTGCTGCGGCGGTGGCGGTGGCGGCCTTGCACTGCCAGTCTCGCACCTTCCACCCTGCGGCAAACACAAGAGCTGCAACAGCTAGAGCAATGTAGGCTGCGTACGGGCGGAGCACGGCGAACATGGCTTACACGCCCCAGAGCTCGTAGTGCGGGCTGTCGGTTTCCTTGGCTTCCCGCAGCTTGCCGTCCCGGTCCCAGTCCATGCCGGACCGGATAGGCACGCCGAGTTCGGAGGACGCCCCCATCATGGCGCGGTACACCTCGTCGAACGGGGCCGGGTCTTTCCAGTCGTACGGCGCCGGAAGGATGTCGACCGCGTGGCCGAACCCGTCCTCCTTCTTGAAGTGGTTGCTGTTCAGGGTCCACGTCACGATTTTACCCGGCGCAGTCCGACCTTGGGCGTAGAGCTGCTTCTGCCGCTCCAGAGAGCGCACGCCCTCGATGACCATGAAGTCGACCTTGGTCTTGGTGATGGCCAGCTTGAGTACGCGCACCAACTTGGGGTGCACGCCCTCCATGTTCTTGAGGCTGCGCTCACCGAAAGAGAACCCGCTCATTCCCCGCCCTCCTTGGCGACCTTGTTGTCTTTGCCCTTCCACGCCCCCGCGAGCTTGGCGTAGTCCAGCACCGAAGCCCCGGCCAGATACAGCCCGGCCATGACGATGTTGGACACGATGAGCGCCATAGCGATCCACTTGAGCGCGGAAGGATCATTCAGCTTCCAGATGACAAACCCGACGAACAGCAAGTTAACTGCCGTAGCGGCGTAGGTATAGCTCCGCCGCCAGAGCCACCCGCGTTCCGCAGGGGTATCGTCATGCACCGTGTGATCTTCCGACATACTACGTTATCCGGACAATGGCGGTATTGAACGCAGCGATAGGGAAGGTAATTACGAACTGCCCATTGGCGGACACCTTGTCCGCCCCAAAGTCCAGCACGCACACAGCGGGATTTGTGAGCACGGCCCCCGCGTTGTTCAGCGCAGACGGCGTGCTGTTATAGATCAACGCGCCTCGCGCGGTGACGGTGACATCGCTAAACGTCAGCGTAGCGAAGCTACAGAACCCCACACCGGAGTCGTAGTCTATCTGCGTCGCGGACGCCCCAAGGTTGGTGAGCGCCGCGCCCCCCGCAACATACCCCGGCCCCGTAACCTCCCCGGTCGTGGTGTACGACGTGGTGTTGGCGTCCAGCCCCGCCAGAGAACTGTACAGCGCCAGCTTGAACACGTCGGCTCCCGCCTGCGCGCTAGGGCGTAGGTCATGTACCCCCAGAAGCAGCTGGGCGCGGAAAGACGTACACATCGTCTGGAAGATGGCCATGGAGTCCCCTACCGCACCGGCACGCGCGCTTGAAGTGTACGGTAGGTATCCTGCCTGTTCTTGCCCTCGGCAAGCTGCTTGAGCTGGCTAAGCGCGTCGTCGTAGCGCTTCTGATATTCCGCGATCACGTCGGGCTCGCCCTTCATGTACGTGTACGCTTCCAGCAGCGAGCCGTAGAGAAGGACGGAGTCAAAGTTATCGCCCAGCCAAGTGTTAGTGGCCGTCACGATAGACTCCGGGTACTTGTAGTAAACAACTTCCACAGAGAAAGCGGCACTAGGTGTTGGCGCCAGTATATATTGCGTGGGGCTGTTGTAAGCGTAGTACTGCGGTGTCCCGGTATCAGTGGGGTCCGGGAAACTCTCTCGCATAAAATTAACGTCTTTGTTCAGCAGATACGTATAGTCGTTGGTGGTCGGGTTTATGACCGCCATGGAGAAATTCGACAGCCAGTCCGTAGGTACGGAGAGGAAAGCATTTCCCGAGGTCGTCGTAAGGGTAGTCGTGTTGCGCTCCGCGAGGAGCTGCACGGTGTTGTAGACGCGCTGCTCGGCCTGCCGGATAAAGGTTGCCAGCTGCTCTGCGGACGTGAGATCGCTCGTCCCCACCGTGTCGGGGAAGTCGTTCTCGGTGTACGCCTTTACGGTGTTGACAAGCTCGGCGTAGTCCATGATCAGCCCATCTTGGTGCTGGACTTGTTACCGCGCGTAGCAGCGCCAGTCCCGCGCGTCTTAAGCGTTTGGGTGTTCTTGACGTTATTGGGGTAGCCGTTGCACTTGGCGACCGGCACCGACTTCGGCATCTTGTTCATCTACCTACTCCAGCAAAATGTAAGAACCGTTTTCCTGTAGCAAGGCGAAACCGTTTTCTTGCATCAGGTTGCCGGTGATCGGGTTAACGGTTGTAGTCACACTGACGCTACCAATCTCGCCACGCATTACTAGCGTATCTAGGAGGCCAGATAAACCCAGCGGGTCGTTGAAGCCCACCGGACCCCAGCCCCACTGAATGACCCTGCTGCCCTCGCCCGGGGTCCCGGTGTCGTTATCGCCGATCTGGAGGCCACCTGTCCCAGACTGGCGGTAGGTGGTATCCGGTCGTGGGTTGCGCAGGGCTTGGGGGTCATCGACCGGGTACATGCCGAGCTGGAGCTGCGGCTGGTCGGGCTCCCAGCACGAGCGGCAGACAAGCAGGTTCACATTCTTGGTCTTGATGACCAAGGTCCGGAGCTCGCGCAGTCTGAACCGAAACCCGCACCTATCGCACTCGGATATGGCGATCTTGCCGGAGGCGAACCTGTTTGGCACGGGGGCCTCCTAGTACATCATCTGACGCGGGGCGATGCGCAGGGGGGCCTTCTCGCGGTCCTCGTCCGCAGCCATGCGGAACTGCTCCTCGTACATCTCCTTGAGCATGGAGATACGCGGCATAGCGTCGGGGATTTTCAGGGACAGGTAGTAGGCCAGCCCCGCAACCATGCAGGGGAGAAAGCGGAACGGGATGTCCTGCGTTGCCGCGCCGGTCGCGCCAGCGTCCTGAATACGACGCAGGCGCCAGTACACGAACGTGTAGATGTTGTCTTGGTCAGGACACGGCCACACATTGATCGTGGGGTACACGACACCAGACGGGTTCGTAGCGCCCGACTGCCGGTTGATCCACACCTGAATAGGACGCCCCTGCGCGTTCTTGTTCGGGATCGTGGAATAGGTGTCGACGCTGATGCGGGAGATGTTGATGTCGGTCTGGTTGGACCCGGCCCCGGTCCGCACGACGTGCTCCAGCAGGTCGATGGTGTCGACCGGCAGGTTATAGCTGATGTCGCCCTGCGTAAGCGCGATGGAGCCCTGCTCCACCGTCCAGAGGTTGATGCCCCTGTTGGCCCACTCAATGGTCATGAGGTTCAGGCTACGCCGCGCCGTGCGCAGGTCGTAGCCGGTGCGGAGCTCGACACCACAACGCTCGAACGCCTCTTCAACGAGGTTGTTCAGGTCCAGATTAAACGTCGTGGTGCCTGCGGTGGTCATCGGTGTCTCGCGGTCTTTTTTGCGATGGCTTCAGGCTGCTTCACGAACTGTTTGCCAGCTTTAGTGCCTTCGCGCTTCGCCTTGCTTGTAGCACTATACTCAGATGGCGTCAGCGCCTGCCGCGCGGCTTTCGGCAGGTAGCGCTCTCCAGTGGCTTTCGCCCCCTGTGTGGAGGGTTTCCCCGACTTCGTACCCCAGTCCTCGTTGGTCCACTTGGACAACGACTTCTGCGCCTCGGTCTTGGGTCCGCTGTAGCCTCCGCCAGACTTCTTGTAGCGCTGAGTGGCTAGCTGGGCCTTGCGCGCCGACCACTGCCCGGGCTTGCCGCCCTTGTCCCCGGCCTTCACCGCCGCGACGGTGCGCTTCCACTTTGGCTCGTCAGTGCGCGCCATCTACTTGAACTTCCGCAGGGTCTGCGCGAGGCGGGCGCGTTTGCCGATGATACCGGGCTTCTTCGCGGCGGATGCGAGCTTGAGCGCGGGAATGGTAGCCGACTTCTTGACCCCGAGGGACCGCTTGAGCGCCCCCTTGTTCTTCGGATTGATGGCGTCCTTGATCCAGTCGCCGCCCGCGTAGCTCTTCACGTCCTCGGGCTTGTCCTTCCGCTGGACAGTCTTGGCCTTCGGCATCTTGGACGGGTTGATATCGCCCATACCACGACTCACACGCATAATTACCTCCTGCTAGAAGAACATTAAGAAGTTACTAGTGCTCGTACCGCCGATAACCTCACCCGTGAACCTCAAACAGGCGGTCCGGAGCGTGAGAGAGCCGGTAACAGCTCCTGCGTACTTCACCGAAACAGCATTGCCTGCGGCGACCGTTGCTGTTGCTGCTGACGTGTCGTAGAAAGCCCCTGTGGTAGAAGCCGGTATAGATACGGTAACACTAGTGTCCACCCCACCAATCCTACAGGTTAGGGAAACAGCTGCTGTAGAACTGTTTGCGTCTAGGGTGCACCCCACGGCGGAAATTGTACCGGGAGAAGGACATATGCACTCGGCAAGGGCCTCCGTCGTCTCTAGGGTCATAGCCCCTAGAGGTTGACTATATCTGGTGGTGGCAGCTGAAAGAGTCGCGGCGGTATTTACCGAAGCGAGAACAGTTGCTCTGGCCACGCTTGAAGTAAAGATCATGGAACAGTTAGTTATCGTTAAGCTGTCACTCCCAGTTCCTGTTGTAAATTGAGCACCAAGAATATCCCCTGCGGCCATTGTGTCGGAGTTGGTAGTATCCTCAAAAGCTCCTGTAGTCCCCCCTGTCAGAGTGACAATCTGAGAGCCATTGGCGGAGTTATCACGAGACCGAACAGTGGTGCTGGTAGCCCGGGCTGCGGTCACAAACACCCTGAGATTAGAGGCGGTGCCAGCTAGCGGAATTAGGTTTTGTGCGCGAGTTTCAACTGTAGCAAATACCGACAGGTAGCCACCTAACGCTACCCATCTGTTAATTGAAGCTGCTGTCACAGTTATACCTGATGAAATACCAGACAACTGAGTTGCGGCTTGACCGGAGCTCTCCAAATTAACCCCGATAGATGTAATAATAAGCGAGCCTGATGTACCGCCGGGGTTCACAGAATAGCTGTAGGTGTCTCCCGCAGTTAGAGAAACATTATCCGACAGGTCGGTAAAGGTCCCAGTAGTGCTCGCCGTAATAGTAACCGTCTGAGCCGTGTCTGCTCCGTTCTTTCTGGTCGTAAGGGGAGAGCTAGACCCACGCGTGTTTGTGTGGACCACAACTCGCAGGCCCTTCAACGTGGCGTTGGGGCCCCTGTGCACAGACTGCACGTTGTTCTCTGTTGTTTGGGCAACAAGAGAATAAGATGCAGCTACAGAAGACCCGAAGTTTCCGTAATAGGTCGGGGAGGAACCTACTGAAGTGCCCAGAGCGGAAGCAGCCCCCGCCCAACCATACTCAGGCAAGGGTCACACCAGCGGGGAGCACGGCCTCAAAGGTCGCCCGATCCCCGTCCAACAACCCCGGAATAGTAACGGCAATCAGGCCGTCAGCCCCACCAAACTCGCAAGTCGGCGCGTACTTGGTCTTCCATGTAGACTCCCCGGTCGGGTCGCCGTCGCTGTCGAGCTGTTCTTTCAGCATCCACCCCGGCGCGACCCCCTGAAGGGCTGCAAACGCTTCGTTACGCAACCTGTTTTCCGCCCAGACCAGTTGGCAGACTTCTTCAGGGTCGTCGAGACCGACGTTGTTGTAGGACCCTTCGTAACAACGGACGTACTCCCCGGGCTGACGTTCCCCGTCAACTATTTCGTATCGGATTTCCCAGTGAAATACATACCCCGGATGGCTGTCGGGTTCCCACCTCTGGGTCATAATCTCAGTCGTTGCCACACTAAGCCTCCGTGGTGACGGCGACAGCGTCCCACTTGGTATCTGTCGCGTTGTAGATGAAGCCGACGTAGGTAGTTTTATTCGCCACTGTCGTCGTGGGGAGCGTCACACCAATCGCCCGGTACAGGGCGTTCCACGTCAGCGCGCGCGCTGTACCATCGTCCTTCAGTCGGATGATCAGCTTTTGCCCGACCGTAGGCGTTCCGGTGTCCGCCGCAATGGTCAGCGCCGCACCGATACCCGTGTAGTTATACTGGTCGAAGTTGTCGCTGTTGGGCGTCTGCGGCGAAGACGTGCCCACGCTCACCGTGCTGACGCGCGGCGTGACCCGCTTGTTGGTCAGAGTGTCGGTAGTCGCTCGCCCAACCAGCGTATCCGTAGACGTCGGCAGCGTCAGCGTGCCGCTGTTCACGATAGACGAGAAGTTAGGCGTCGTAAGCGCAGGGCTCGACGCGAACACCAGCGAGCCGGAGCCCGTGGTCGCCGTGACCGCAAACCGAAGATTATCCGCCGTAGGCGTAGCGAGGAAAGTCGCGACGTTGGTTCCCAACCCGGTGACGCCCGTCGAGATTGGCAGTCCGGTGCAGCTCGTCAGGACGCCCGAAGCGGGCGTACCTAGCGCAGGCGTCACCAGCGTCGGGGAGCTGTTCAGCACCACAGAGCCAGTGCCGGTGGAAGTCGTAACTCCGGTGCCGCC